TGGATCTCGTTCTAGCGACTTCAGACGCGGGGATCGTTTCCGTCGGAAAAGAGACTTCTGTCAAAATATTAGGTGAAACACATAAAAAAGTATTGGACGCTGTATCTGGGATCGATTTCCATCTTCTCCTTGGTGCACCTTCAACTATTTTATTGACAAAGCATGATAAAGAAACATACGGTTTAGATCAAACCACAAAACATGGTTTAACATTCGCTTATGACGTTTATAGTAATCTTGTGAATAATAAATTAAAAAGTATTTCGAATAAGGCAATCAAATGCCTAAACTTATTGGACAAATACGGAATTCACACATTGGCCGATTTGGCTCTTGCAAATCCATTCGTAAAATTCAAGGTAGAAACTGATACTGTGTGTCATAACATTTTAACACACGTAGGGTCAATGAAAATGTGCCGTGATCATATTGTAGAAAATGCTGATATAAATTATAATCTAATAACACACTAAATTTAGTTTTTGTAATTAATCTATTAATTTATTTGTATATTTTGTAACTTTTGGAAATAATTTTTTTGAAGTAAAAAATACTTGGGAGGAGCTCGTGACGGAGAAGGATAGGGTGGCATAAGATCCGTATCTGCACTTATTATAAAAAATAAAAACAAAAACATTTTTTTTAAAGTATTTTTTAAAAAAAGTTTTAAATTTAAATCAGTTTAAAAAAATATTATCAAAATATAAGAAATGGACGAAGTTATTCCAAAACACCCTTCGACTATAAGGAAATCTGCATTTGGAAGAACAAGTCTTTTTATTCCATCATCGGATGTTCTTTTGAGAGAAATTCAATGTATGGGTGGTGTTTCGCGCCATGAAAATGCTAGTGTATACCATATGCACGACGTTAAAGGTAAAAAATTAGCATGTTGGCACTGCTGCGAAACGTTTGAAGGATCTCCCTTGCAAATACCGCGTTTGTACGATCCAGTAGAAAAAGTGTACCATGTGTACGGAAATTTTTGTTCCGCAAACTGTGGTAAGGCATACATTATTGAAAATTCTACATACGATAGGGGACAACATTTAAATGTGTTTGTAAGAATGCTTAGAGAAATTTATGGAATTAAAAAGAAAGTGATTGAAGCACCTCCACGCATATCCCTTGATAAATTTGGAGGTCCTTTTAACATAAAAACATTTAGAACAATGGAAAATATTTGCAGCATTTGTGAACCTCCATTCGTTTCGTATTGTATGGTAGTCCAAGAAAGAAGTGGGTCGGCAGCTTCAGATAATCACGAGTTGTTCAAGGGCACTTCTTTACGACAAAACACGGATGAAGATATTTCAAACATACCAAGTGTACCAATGTATGAGGAATTTTTAGCAAAGAAAAAAAATAGCAACGGTGAAGAAATAAAAGATCAAGTTGTAAATAAAGAATCTTCTGACCCTGCTCCATCCGTTCGAAGGAAAAAAAGAAAAGAAAAAGAACTTTGTTCTCCTGGTGTAAATACTCTTGCAAATTATTAAAAATAAATTAAAATGCGTCAGTATACGGTAATATTTTTTTTAATGATACAAAAATGACAGAAATTGTTACATTGAATGTAGGAGGATGTTTGTACCAAACTTCAAAAGAAACACTATCAAAAAATAACAACTATTTTAGGGCGCTTGTAGAACATAGTAGTTGTGAAGATATAATTTTTATTGATAGAGATCCTTCATTATTTAGATACATATTAAACTGGTTGAGGGGAACAACCGTTTTACCAGATGATACACTTTCACTTAAAGAATTACTTATGGAATCGGACTTTTATTGTATGGAAGAAATGAAAAACGAAATAGTGGAGAAGTTGACGACTTCAACAACATATCTTGAAGAAATGAAGCGTTTCGCAAATGAATTAAAATATGCTTATCGTTAAACTACATGCTGAACTTCTTTTTTCTTTTTTTTTACAATAAATTTTAGTCCGAATAGTATCATAATAAAAATTAAACTAAAATATGGATAATAGTTATGTTTCTCTATTGAACATTTTTCACAAGATTCTGTACAAACGTTATTCATAAATTCAGGATTATTTTCACATTCTCCTTTTTCTTTCCAAATAGAACAATCTTGATGTTGGTCGCTGCAGTGCCATGAAAATTTTATATACTTTATGTCGTTGTCTATTTTTTGCATCAAATCATCAGGACAGACGTAATTACAATTATTTTTGTAATAGTTACAAAGCCCCGTATTTAAATAATCAATTGTTTCCACAGCGATATAATCTTTTTTTGTAGTGTTAGAGTTTATATTAGTATTGTCGAATAATGAAATCTTACAGTCTGATATTAACAAATTTTCTTTCGATGATTTTCGAAAAACTATGTTCCCGACTTCGAATTCGATTCCATAGTGTGTAATGTGTGGTTGTTTTTGCAAAAATGGGTAATATCCTGCATGTAATAAAAAAGAATCAGAAATAATATGTTTTATGTCAAGATGTGATGCTGCAAAAACGTAACCATACATTTCTGCATGCCATTTAGCTTGGTTTTTTTCATAACTAGTTGCTAAATTATAATTTTTAAATGTTTCTTCTAAATATGTATCTGGTTTTTCTTTCAAAAAGTCTCTAACTTTTTTTGTGTATTCAAACCATAAAGGGGAAATTTTTTCTGCATCAGAAATATGAAATATTTGTACTCCTCCAACTTTATCTGTCGGATTGTCTGTTACCAGAAACCTTTTTTTAAAATTTGTTTCTACGCCAAAAAGATGTGGGCATGGTATTGTGTATACAAAACCAGGTTTTACTCCTAAATAATATGGGTCAATATCTTTTCTTATTACTACATCGGAATCTAATACCATAACATATTCGTAACCAGAAACATTTTTAATAAACTGAGAGAGGCCATAAGGTTTATTGTAAGAGGGGTATCCCTTTTCATTTACCTTTTTACTATTTCTCATATTTTCATGTACATATGTTTCTACCAAATTTTTGACGGGATCATTGTAGTCATCGTAGTTGTCACACGCCAGTAGTCTAACTAAATTTGCATTCTTCATATTTTTAAAAGATTCATATAATGCAAGTATTTGCCAATCAAATATATTTACACATTCGACACTAAATAAAACAAGTGTTTTTTTAAAAATCATTTTTAAGATAATAAATATAAAAAAAAATATAGAAAAAACGTGATATTAATTTTTGATTTGTGTAGTAAAGATGGAATCTCTTAGAAAGATTAGAGAATATAATTTAAAATCACATCCTTCAAAATTTGTGGGTGGTACAAACAAAAGAGTATATAAAAACATACATTGTGGAGAAAATCACTCTCTCATTCGCGAAGGTGATGAGATAAAAATAGTCTCTGGAAAAGAAGATGTATCTTATGAAATAGACAATATTCCTTTTATGTTGCAATTTACATGTTCGGACAAAAAAAATGAATGTTATCGTCACGAACAAACAGATTCAGTTGTTTGTGTCACTAAAGATAAGATGAGTATACCGGAAACAAAAAAACTGTATAAGATGTCCAACGATAAAGTAGTTGACTTTGAAGAAACTAAAAATATGTATGTGTGTACACACCAAAAAATGCAGGATTTCGAAAACGGTTCAGCAACTGTGTTTCATAAAAATCCTGAAAAATGCAAAAAAATATTTGATGAAAGCATGAAAACTTGTAAAAATAGTGATTCTCAAAAGTGTCATGAGCAGGTCAAGCTTGCTACAGAACTAACGGATACTTGTAAACTATCAAAAGATAGTTTTGATACACGTATGGCAGCATACCCTTACACTTCGAATCCCGATTTTGATGAGTTAAATAGAATTACACCGAAAAAAGATTTTGAAATTATGCTAAAAGACAAGTCTTCATGGGCTGAAAGTGTTCGAAAAGATGAAAAAGTGATTGCTCCTCTACAATGCGATACTCTTGGTGCGCCATGTGGATTGAATCATAACATGTATCACGGTCAATGTGCAGTTATCAGTAAAAATTCACGACCCGTTTGTAAACCAATTCTAGATGAGTTTGATTTGAAAGATGCACAGAATTGGATAGATAGTCATCCAGATATAAAAGCGCGTATGAAACAAGAAGGTTTATGTAAAAAAGAGTTTAAGAATTTTTCGATATGCAAAGAGTTTAATGATCACGGGAAGTGTATACATACAATACAAGAGTATAGCGAATACGGTTCTGGACCTGTCTGCGACAATCCTTATTATAAAAAAGACGATGTATTTGTTTGTCAAAAAAATAAACATACATTTAGTGGAGAAAACGAGTACGATACACACGTTTTTGATACAAAAATGGGCTTAAATGATTTGAAAACAAAGTGTCTTAATATGGATAAAGGTTTTGGTGTAACTTTTTACGATCAAGAAAACGGAGATAGTGTTTGTAATGTGCTAAAACAAAAACCAGACGGTGTCGCAACTACAAGTTCGGCAGCTGTGTCCGGTTCGGTTTGTACTCCATTGGATTAATATGTTAAATATTGTTACAATTTATTTTCATAAAACTTGTACAAAAGAATGCTTGTAGTAGAACATGCAAATGTACCCCAAAACATATCTATAATACTTTTATAATATGTACGTCTCCAGGAAGGATGAATTGCAAGTTCCGTTCCATTAAACGCTGCATAACTAACAAAACCTACAAGTGCTCCGTATTCATAGGCTTCTTTTATCGAAGAGGGGTTCCCACATGAAATCGCAAACGCAAGAGATACCCACGCAATGAAGCCATAATAAAATTCGGCATCTTTTAAATCGTAAAAATCTTTAAAAAGTGTAAACCAAATCGCATCAAGTACTAAAATACATATCAACGACACGACAACTCTAGAGATATCAAGTCTAATATTTAGATTCATTTGTAGTTTAATTTAAAAAATTTTTAATTGTACGCAGCACAAGAAGATTTTTGTGTAAACCCTTTTTTTTTCATTTTTTTACAGGCTTCCCTGGAATACAAACGAGGCAAATCAAATACTTTGCCGTCTTTTTTTCTAGTGCACTTTTTGTACTTTTTACTGCATTTTTTTTTATCACAAGTTTTGGGTATTTTATGACAGTATAATGTAGAACCATATATGATACTTAGTTGAACTTCGCCGTTCCACATTTTAATAAAGCGTGAAATAAAAACATTGAACTTTTATTAATTTAATAGAAGAAATGAGATTGTCCGACACTTTAATCGGTTTGATGGCATCGCCGTTTGCGATAAGTCAAAATTTTGACTTTTTTCACAAGAGTTCAACACTACGACCATTTGTTATTTCTCAAAAATATAATAAAATTTTGAACAATACTGATAGTTGTGTAGAAAGAGAAGAAATAATAAATGAACGCAATGCTTTTATTTTGCAAAATCGAGTGTCTCAAACATACAAATAAATATACTCATATTTATATATTTTTTATAAAAAATGGAGACTTGGGATTCAGAAGAAAAAATTTTGTTATTAAAAAAATGCAGTGAATTAATTGGAAAATTTAGAAAGATTGTGTGTTTCTACTCGAATCCAAAGTTTCCTTCCAATTTAGGAATGCAATCTTTAAATGCGCTAACTAGAGAAATGAGAAATATTATTCATAGTTTTAGTCCCATACACTACCACTTGGAACCTGCAACAACTGAAACAAACATAAGAGAAGCACTCACGCGTTATAAACCAGATGTTGTTGCATTTTCAGCACATGCACATCAAAACCAAATGGTGTTGGAAGACAATAACGGAAGACCTAGTCTTATGAGTGCTGAAAAATTTACAGATATGATATTGACGAGTACAATTGAAAAACCTCCAACATGTATTTTATTACTTGCATGTGATACTCTTGGTATTGCAGAGACACTTTCGGATGCTTTTCCAAATACTTGTATCATGTTTTGGATAAGTGTCAAAGTTGAAGATCGTGCCGCACAATTTTTCACACAGAAATTTTTTGAAAAATTAAGTACTGTTTTGGATGAAAAAACTCTTTTATCGGGAGATTATGTAGAATGTTGGAAGTATTCAGTACAAATGTTTTCCGAACATTTTGAAATACAAGATCCGCAGGAATTTTTAAAGCATGGTCAAATGCCGCCTGACATTGTTCGCGGTATACCTGCTTACATGATAAACGGTATATTGAAAAAAGCTTCAATTACATCTCCATCTACACCTAGTAAAGAATTTGAAAACATAAGTTTAGATACTGAAAAAAAACCACCGGCACTTGAAAGAAAAAGAAGTTTGACTTCAGAAGCTAGTACTGAGGGAAATCGGTCGCGGAAATTGAGTTTCGAATAACTACACGATATAATTAATCCATTCCTAAATAAGAAACATATTCTAGTTCTTGTGGTAATGGGTTTACAGAATCTATCCAATCAATATATTATTGAAGAGATTCGGACCAAACGTATTTTTGCAACGGGGGAAAATTTGGTGGATTGTTTTCGGCGGGATAGGAAATAATTAATATTAGTATGCTCAACATTTTTTTAGAGAAATAATTATTTTGAGTCAAAAGTATACTCAAAAATAAGAGGAAAATATTTTCCTATCTCAGTTGCACACATTTTTGCAATTTCTCTATGTTCTTTTTGTGTACTAGGATCTGTTCTTATTTCTATGTAATGAATCCAAGAGCGTACCGTCCCGTGCATATACAATTTAGATTCCATCATTCCTTCAGGCAACACACTTCTCGCAACTTCTTTTGCAAGACCTTTTTCGATTGCCCAATTATAGGCACCTTCAGAAACTTTCCAGACATCTTCTTGTTTGCTTGCCCATTCTTTTTGAATAGAATCTTCAAACACTTCAATACTGTTTTGTCTATTTTTAGTATCTTGTAGTCTCGCTTCTCTTACAACTACATTTAAAGATTGAGTTGGGTCTGCGTACCTTTGACTAAACTCTTGAAATGAAAAACTTCTGTGACGTAATATTTGGCGCGCAATATCTCTTGTTGTTGTTATTTCTAAGCACAAGGATGCCATTTCAAAAGGAGACCAGTGTTTGTTCTTTAAAAGGTATTTGATTAGACGTTCACTTGTTTTTGTATTAGTTTGGTTAGAAGGATTACTCACACGTGCACAATATGCAACAAGTTCTTGAACATCAATATCACTTATAACTGCTTTTGTATAAGAAATAGTTTTCACAGACATTTTATTTTTTTTGGAGATCGTATTAAATTTGATTTTAAATTTATTTAAAAAAAAAGTATTATAAACCTTTACTTTATAAGCACGAAAACATGATAATTTTCTTTTGGTGGAAATAAATTGGCTTTCATTTTTTCCAAGAGTTCCTTGTTTGTTTTGGAAGCATTTTCATAAAATGTTTTAAAGTTTTCTAATTTTACTATTTTAAATTTGTGCTGTTCTAGTTTAATCATAAATGTTGGAAGAGATACAGTGGGTTCTAAAAAAACATCATCGTGCCCAGGAATAGTAACTTTGGTTTTTTCATAAGATGTTTCACTAATAGGGATTGTTCCTATAAAATAACCACCTTTTTTTAATGAGTTGTACACATTTTCTAATGTTTTATTTGCAGTTTCTTCACAATCAAAACTATAATGTAGTGAGAACTGAGAAGAGACAACATCATAGCATTCATTCCCAAACCCTCTTTCCTCCCACATATCTGAATTAAATAGTTTATAATGAAATCCCATTTTTTGTAGGCGTTGTTCACATACAATCAAAGATTTTTGGGATACGTCTACACCGGTATAACACTTTATATTGGAAAACTTGAATTTCAAAACATCTCCACCCTTCCCACAACCCAAATCAAGTACAACCGAATCCTTTTTTACATAATCTTTAATAATTACAGATTTTATAAAGTTATGAGCATTTCGTTCATCAAGAGTGCCATCTGTCAAGCTTCTTTTTTTGAACGATGCAGTTTTATCATAATACTTTGTTGGATTCATTTTATATGGTGTAATTTTTATTCATCAGTATCTTCTTCCACATCTTCTTCATCGTTCTCCAATTCTACAACTTCTTCTTCTTCTTTTAGTTTTGGAGGTGAGTTGGGAATGGGT